GATCCGCTTCAAGCTTGTCTGCTTTGTAGGCAGCGTCGGCTTGAAACTGTTTCTCCTTAAGCGCCAACTCATCGGCCTTGGCGGCAGCGTCGATCTGAACTTTCTTGTCTTTGATCGCCACTTCTTGCGCACGAAGCTGCATCTCTTGCTGCTGCAGTTGCAACACGGGGTCTTGGGCTTGCTGCTGCGCTTGTTGCTGCGCCGCCTGCGCTTGGTTCTGTGCCAACAACTGTTGCGCGGCTTTTGCCATCATCGTGGACATCGCAGTCTCGATCTGCGGGGGCAGCTTATCTTCTTCCGGTGGCAAGGCAAAGCCAAGTTGCTGCTCAACCTTCTGGCGGTACATATATGCAGCGTGCTCAGCAATGTGTGCCTGCATAGCGGCCATCATCATCTGCGCTTTGGGGTTCTGCCCAATAAGCTGCATCAGCATCGGGTCTTGCATGGCAGCCATATGCACTTGGATGTGCGCCTGATGGTCTTGATACAAGAACGCCTTAACGGGCTTGCCGCGTAGCACCGCCATGTTCTCCGACACAGGGTCGGTGGGTTTCATATCATCGGGCAGCGGAACTAGTTTTTCCGCATTTTTTATCCCAAGGACTTCTAGCATCGAGCGATGCAACTGGGGCATGTCGTAGATGTCCGGAGCCATCTGCGCCATCTGGATCACGGCTTGGTACTGGACGACCCTTTGCGACATTGTGGACGCGTTGGGGTCCGAGACCGGGATCACATCCACCAAGTCGTAGTCTGCTTGCTTGGCCCGCTTGGTGCCGTACTCCGGGGTGTACTCGTAGTCAACGTCCGTGTAGTCACGAATGATCGCTTTGAGCAGGCCCAGCTCTTGTTTCAGTGCAAAGTGCACCCGGGCTTGGACTGCGGTGAGGACTTTAAGCTGGCGCTCCAGCAGGGCGAGGGTGGTACCCACGGGAGCCTGCGCGGACATGTCGGAGATTTTCATATCCGCAGTCGCGGCAAACCGACGGCCCTCTTCAACGATGGTGCCCAGCAACTGGAACAACACGTTGGACGGTTCCTTGTAGGGGAGCGGGAGAATGTTGTCGCGGATGTTGCCGCTGCCCAAGTCCACGTCACGGAACTCGCCCGGAGCGATGGGGGTGTCGTCGCCCTTAATTCGCAAGCCTCTGCTTTTCAAACCTCCGGGCAGGTTGCTAAGGGTACCGGCATCGACCAACTGCCGCATCAAGGAAGTAGCGGACTTTGCAAAGCCACCGATCAGGTGAAAGAGACCGAAGCCGTATGCACCGAACCCGGGGATGTACTGGTAGTGTACGAAGTGCTGGCGCTTGGCGTGGTAGTCGTCCTTTTCTTCCCAGTTACGGCGGATCGACAAAACGGTGTTCGTGCCCTTAATGAAGGTAACGACGTACGGCAGCGCAATGGCTGAGTCGTCCGGGCGAAAGCTATCGCCATCAATGACCAAATTCGCATGGCTCTCGCACAGCAGGAACCGCTCGTCGTTGATGTCTGAGAAGCCAGTCTCTTTGTTCTTGGCTTGCTGGATGTCGTCTTTATTTTTGCTGGGTTCACCCAGCTCCACATCCGAATAGAACCCAGCTTCTTGCAAGCGGACAATGTCGTCCTTGTTCTTGCGCATCAGGTGCGTGAGGCGGTGGCAGGTATCAAGGTCTGTCGTACCGTAGGGAAGCAGAACGTCTTCGGCGGGCACAAACATCGAGACTTGCCGACCCAGCGACGGGTCATAGTAGACCTTCTTAAAGGCAGAGCCGGTAGCCGGGAGGCTCCACAGCATGCGCTCGTGCTCGGGGCGGAACTCTTTCATCACCTCCGTGAGTTCAAAGTTCATGTCAGACTGCACACGCACCGCAGCTTCTTTGACCTCAACCGTCTCTTTACCAATGATCTTGGTACGCACCGGGCCCTGTGCCGGGAAGGTTTCCGTGATGGTCTCTGCCTGAAACCTAACCACTGCCTCTGTGATCATCGGGTGGAACACACCACAAGCGCCATCCCACGGCTCCGTGCGGTCTTCCATCTGCAGGCCCAAGAGTTTTAAGCCTTCGGTGTATGTTTTCTCCCACTCCTTGCGGCTACCCTTGTCGTTGTCGATATCAGCGGAGAGCTGGGAGACTAGTTGCTGGATTTCCCCCTCGGGGAGGGTATCAACCAAGTTTTCATCAAACCCGCCTTCAGCGGGGTCTTCTTTTGTCAGGCTAATCTCCAACCCATCGACGCCAATGTTCACCTCTTCTGGATCAACGATCTCAATCTCAATGTCCGGTTCGCCTTCTGCTAGGGCGTCGATGCCTTGAGGTGCAGGGTACAGCGCTTTGTCGATATTGGTAGCCATGAAGAATCCTTAAATCTTGAAATCAATAGTACGCTGCACGGCGTTGGCGAAAGAGCTTATCTTCCTGCTCGTCCGTATCCAATGGGATGAACCCACCTTGTCTGTATCTTAAAAGGGCTTGGGTTGTTGTATCCACATAGTCGTCATTCTCGCCGACTGGGAACGCAGCCACTTCTTCAATTACTTCCCGCGCCCAGCGCGTGTCAGGTGCCCAGACTTTACCGGATGTGAACAAATCCGCAACTGCGTTCACACGCACCATCTTGTCGTTGCCCCGGCTAGGGCTGAACTCGGAAACTGGAATGCCCATCTGGCGAAGTTCTTGGATCAAAGGGGCCCCAGCAGCCTTCTTTTCCACAATAAACGCGTCAGGAGTCCACTCTTTGTAGTGCCTAAGCGCTACTGTTTTCAGTTCTGGGAACGCCATACGGTCTTTAAATGCGTCCAGCAGGATGATCTGGGGACTGTTGCCCTCTTCCTCGTTATAGAACACGCCCCACGTTGTACAGGCGGAGTAGTCCGAGGTTGTTTTTGTCTCAAACGCCGTGTCCCACGACTGGATCACGTAGTCACACGAGGGAGGATCGTCTTTTTCCCAGATGCGCCAGTGTTTGCGGGATATAACTGCGCTGGACTCAGCCGTTGGCTGCTGCATGTACTGGGCGTTCCAGTACCGGGGGTCGATGCTGGCCTTGGTGGACTTCAAAAGCTCCAGTGACCACTGCTCAGGCCACAGGCTCTTCTCGGTCTCCTCGCCCTCATTAAGAATGGCAGGCAGTTCCACCAACTCCCAAGGAATGGCCTCGGGGTTTTTGATCTGGTAGTCCAGCAAACGACCCGTGAGGTCAAGAAGCGACCAGCGCGTCATGATGATAATGATCGCGCCCCCCGGCATCAGACGCTGCAGCGGTCCGGTCTGGAACCAACTCCATGCTGTGTCGAAAGCAAGGCGGCTGTTGGTCTTTACATCTTGTTCGCTGTGTGGGTCATCGATAACGAACAGGTCTGCACCCCGTCCAGCAAGAGCGCCACCCACACCGGCGGCGTAATATTGACCCCCAGCAGCCGTAGACCACTTGCCTGCAGCTTTTTGGTCATCCGCTACAACCGTAGCGGGGAAGATTTCACCATACTCCTCTGAGTCGATCAGGTTCCTGATACGACGGCCAAAGTCTTCCGACAGACCCGCCGTGTGCGTACCCATGATAATTTTTTTCTCCGGATACTTGCCTAAAAAATAAGCGGGGAACAGGTAAGAACTGAACTCGGACTTACCCATACGGGGTGCAATATTGATAATGACGCGCTTTTTGCGTCCCTCGATCACGTCCGTGAAGATTTTTGCCAGCTTCCTATGGTGGGGGCCGACCTTAAAGCCCGGGTAGACCGCTGTGGCGAACCCCAACATGTTTCCTTGCGCTGCCTGCAGACGGGCGCGGCGCTCTCTGACCTCCAAGTCGGCCAGCAGTTCGGATTTTTCTTTAGCGTTCAAGTATGGCAGCGCCTTGTGCAGGGCTTCCAGCTCGGTTTTAGTGAGCGTCGTGATGCTACTGAGCTGCATCTATTTGTTTTTCTGCGGTTTCTATTTGTTTTTCTGCGATTTCGATTTGTTTTTCTTGGAGTTCCACAGTGTCTGTGACATCCAACACATCGACCACGCCCATGAACCGGTTGAGCTTTTCTTTAATCCGCGTCTCAATCTCGTCGTCGGACATCTCAGTCTTTTTAACCTCAATCTTGTCCGTGAACAGCCCAACCTCGGTAACCTTACCAAGGAGCCCCAGAGCCTTGAGCCTAATATTGGCGTTGGGATTCTCGGTTTCTTCCAGTAGCTTCGCTACTGTATATCCTCTCAGGTTTTTGGCCTGTTCCACGAACTCCCAGTCGTAGGCGGTCAGCATCCCCACCAGACGCTGCACTGCGGCTGGCGTCTTCATGGAGGTCAGGGCGTTTTGGATGTTGCCCGGGGTAGTCCCGGTTGTGATGGCTGCGAACGCCGCTCTGGCAGTCGTGGTGGCTGCTTGGTCTTGAACTTTCTCGTCGGTCAGACCCAAAGAATTTAACCACTCCGCTGTTTCTGACTGGGCGTCGATCAGATTCTCTGGTGATACTTTCTCCAACGGCACGAAGCCCACAGGGGGGCCCTCGGAGATTACCGGGTCTAGGTCTTCACTAATTAAGTGTTCAAGCATGTGCGGGTTTTGGCGTTGTGCCTTGCTTACCGATGCGTGTCACTATACACTTACTTCGGCGGTTGTTGCAAGACATCTGCTTCTCCTCGGGAAAGGAAAGTCATTTCCTCCTCTCCTGTTCAAGGCCCCGGCTCATCCCCGGGGCCCTTTTTTTATCTGTGCTTGTCTAACATTAGACAAGGGGTTTTTTGGATTTTTATAAAATTTTTAGGGGGGGAGTACTTTGGTATTACTGAGATTTGTGGTGTGGCTACGGAATAGTGTTTGTGGCCCAGCGCCCTACGCCATCGTATCTGTGGGGGTGGGGGATAGGTGGGGGTTACAGGGCTGGTAATAAGCCCTGCCCGTAGGGCTTGTTTTGTCCCCATCCGTATACTAGAGGCATCGGTTAGGGGATTGGCCCTTAGCCGATACGGGGGAACAGTTCCCCCATTCACTTAGGAGTTTCATATGTCAGTCAAAGCATTCATCACGGCTAATGCCGTTGCATTCAACGCCGCCAGCAAAGTGTTCGCCCAGATCGAGTCCGCCAGCGATGGCTGGGCAGACGCCCTCGCTAGTGCAGGCATCATCGGCCCGGACATTCGGGTCTTCGCTGTGGCCTATGTGGCCGAGAAATCAGATGTGAAACCGCACCCTAGTCGCAAGGGCGGAGCCCTGACATTCAAGAAGGACAGCACAGAGGACAACCGGGTCAAGTACTTGGTGCAGGTAGCTACAGGCGCGGCGGCGGCGAAGGCCGCTAAGCGCGGTGCTCCCAAGACTGATCCGGTGGCGGCTTTGCTCAAGGCTTACAACGGATTGACTGGCGCGCAGAAGCGTAGCTTCAAAGCCCAGCTCTGAATGAGGGAACAGTTCCCCCGTTCGTTTTCTCCCCTGTGTTTTTCCCGGCGGCTTCGCCCGAGAGGGCTGGCCGCTGTTTCGTTTCTTGTCCAACCAAAAGGAGCTACCCATGTTCTGCTACGCAGTTTTTCACCACAACAAACAGTTTCGCGTCTTTCCCTACGACTCGACCGGAGATGATTGGAAGCGTGCCCGAATCCTCGCCATCAAGTTGGCAGAAACAGGGGGTGACGGCTACAGCGTCGAGCACTTCGGCGTGAGTGGTGTAGGCACCGTTGTCTGGAAATAAGGAAAAGAATCATCATGACCAATCTCTATCTCTGCCTCACAGCCATGCTCGGCTTGTTAGGTGTTGTGTTCGGCCTTGCGGCCCTCATTCCGCAGGGCATGTGGCTGTATCTCGGCGCTGTCATATGGGGCACCGCAACTGTGGCCCTGTCGTTAGCCGCAATCATCAAGGAGGAAGCATGAACCGCAACCGCACCCCCAAGTACGAGAACGCTGGCATCTTCACCATCTACGGGAAGGAGTACCAGCTCGACACCTACTACCCAATGGGCAAGCACCGCCCCGAGTACAAGATGTTCTCTGTGTGGACACACGACGGCGAGAGCCACACCTTTGCGTCAGAAGATGGCTTTATCGACTGGCTCGACACCATGTGCGCCCCCCGGCAGATGGGTCTTCTTTGACGGGTGTATGTGGGGAACGGGGGAACAGTTCCCCCGTATGTAATACTTTCGATAGTCCAAGATGTCCAAACGCTATGAACTTTTTCTCCGAGTGTGGACGCTGGAGACCCGCGCCAGTACTAGCGTTTCCTGAAATCCGTCCAACTATCTATCTTTTTAAAAAAGCTTTATGTATGTAGACCTGTTCGCATGGGGGGTCAGGCGTCTTTCCTCTGTCTTCAGTTTCTTTTTCCCGTACCCGCGTTGTATTTTTATTTTGCATAGATAGTTGGACGCAAATGGAAAAACCCACGTGGATGCTGGCTCTCCAGCGTCCACACTTTCTGATAAACTTCGTAGCGTTTGGACATCTATTTACCGGAGACATCTCTATGGATCGTAGTGTAAGAACGTGGCAAGAGCTACACAACCGAATGACCAGCCGAGGCATCCCCGCGCACCTTGTGGGCGCGGCAGTCGAAGCCTTCAAACAGCAGGGGCAGGACGCCAAGCGCGAGAAGTTGTTCGCCGGACAGCATCGCCGATTTTGGTCTCTTCTGTTGCGGCCCCTGATGTATGAGCTGGACTCGGCACGCACCGGGCTACGCTACGCTCGGGAGAAGACCATCGACAACACGCAGAAGCTCGAGGCGCTGGAGTCCTACATCATCGTGCTTGAAGAGCTAGCGATGCGCCTTGTGGAGCATAGGGATGACAAGGCGCACACCCCGAGCCAGTTGGCGCATCTCTACAACGACGAGTTCAAGAGGCGTGCAAAGGGACACTTTGTCCCCAATCATGGTGAGCATTGGACTGACTGGGTGCCGAGGCATATAAAACTCAGAATAGTGGACTTGTTCGCGTTCGCCCCCCGTGAGCGGCACGCCAGACCCCGGATACCCTTCCAGCGCACGATGCCTCCGGGCATGAACAGTCGGGCTGAAGTTGCGCTACGCAAGCGCACCCTGAACGAACTCGCACCCATCGAAGCAATCCTCACCCAGTACCCTGACCATCCCGAGCGGGAGAAGTTGCAGGCGAAGGCGGACAAGATGCGTACAGCGCTGAACCGCCTGCTCAACATGAAGCCCAATGACTTCGTACCCACAACGTGGCAGTCGCTGGTGAGCGGTGAGTTAGACGAGCCAGAGTCTGTGGAGAAACTGAAGCAAAGCTTCGGGGATGTTAGTAATGACTAACAAGTTTACGAATGGGGGAACGGTTCCCCCGTTCACCGCCACCCGGTCGGTTACCGGGCTATCAAAGCAAGGAGAAAGCAAATGAGTGAACGAATCAACATGACCGAGGGTCTGATCAAGCACACCCAACCCACCTTCCACTACCTACTTGTTAACGTCTTTGAGTGGCGCTCAGGCGACGACCTGCACGCCCTGATGAAGGCGATGGACAAGGTGAAGTACAACGGCAAGGCGTTGACCTACTGGGTGTGGTATGTGCCGTGCGAGGACAAGACCCCGTACGAGATCAACTTCTACCAACCGCAGGTAGAGGGTGCATTCATCTTGGCCGAGGTCAACCCGGCTGAGAAAAAGCGCAAGGTCAACCAGTAAGAACCTACAAAGGAGAAAGCAAATGAAAGACGCATTCAAAACCAAGGCCCGCGAAGCGGCAACAGAGTTCAACACAGAGACAGCGATGCGGCTCATCAAGCCGACCATGCTTCGCCAACCAGCGCTGGCTCGGGTATTCAACCAACTACCTCTGCGTACTCGGGGCTCGGCGACTGTGCGGATCGGGACATTCAGCGACTCGGTGTACATCGGGCTGATGCTGTCCAACCTCGACTCGTTCAAGGATTCCCGGTTAGTAAATGTCCTCAGCAAGTTCGACGACTGGCGAGCACAGACCAGCGACTGGACAGGGAGCGACGCACCCAGCCGGGACTATCAGTTCACGCACAAGTTCACATGGGAGCACGACGAGCGTGCCATTGCGTACAAGAAACTGATCAAAGAAAATGCGGCTATCCCGCAGACCTTTAGCATCATCGTCAGCATCAGCGCATGGGTGAGTGAGGACAGCGCAACGTGCCGCATCGTGACGAAAGAAAGAGAGGAGACTATCAAGAAGGTAGACCGGTTCATTGTGTGTGATTGATCAGGGACATATTGTCCCGAATGTGTGGGGGCTGCACATCCTCAGCCCCAATCCAAGTAACTCAAGAAAGCAAATCATGGCTCATCAAATCTCTATCAACAACGGCATCGCTCAGTACGCCAGCACCCAGCGTGAGTGGCATGGCCTCGGGCAACTGATGGGGGCTAACCAACCCATCGAAGTCTGGCAACAAGAAGCTGGCATGGACTACAAAATCCAGCGCGGTCGCATCCGCTACGCAACGGAAGTCATTAATCCAAACACCCCGGTCTCCGCACTCCAATCGGTTGACGACAAGCTCGTGCTCTTCCGCTCGGATACGCTGGCCCCGCTGGGTGTGGTCTCTGACTCTTACAAGGTGGTGCAACCCGCTGAAGTCCTTGAGTTCTTCCGTGAGTGGGCGGACAAGGGTGGCGTGACCATCGAGTCCGCTGGTGTTCTCTTTGGGGGCAAGCGGTACTTCGCAACGGCTAAGCTGGCCGAGGGTGTCTCTCTCGATGGTGGGCGTGACAAGGTGGTGCCCTATGCCCTGCTGTCTACCTCTGCGGATGGATCGCTGGCAACTGAGTGCCGCTGGACTACGGTGCGGACTGTGTGCAACAACACGCTGAGCATTGCGCTCAAGGGTAAGGCAGCGTTCAAGGTATCACACCGCTCTGTCTTCCAACCCGACGATGCACGCTCCGCAATCGAGGAGGCCAACAAGGAGTTCGGTGCGTTCATGGGTATGGCAAGGGAGCTGGCAAACATAAAAATCAAATCGGACGAAGCCGAGGCGATGACTGTGAAGCTGCTCATGAAGTCCAGCGAGGAGGTGGCACGCGAGTCCGCTGCGTTTGAGCGGATCATGGGGCTGTTTAACGGCGGCGGTAAGGGCAGCAACTTCGAGACGGCACACGACACCGCATGGGGTTGGCTCAATGCATGCACGGAGCACTTTGATCACCATGTCCGTGCTCGCACCGATGAGAATCGTCAGGCTGCAGCCCTGTGGGGACAAGGTGCCAACATGAAGCAGCGGGCACTGGAGTTGGTCACGGCGCTCATCTAAGCGACCGCAGGTACGACCCAAGAGATCGGGGACATCATGTCCCCATCCGTTGCCGGGTGCGGTTCACCCGGCTATTCAAGCAACTCAAGAAAGCAAATCATGGAAAACCAAACCACCCCTACCCTTGACCTCAACGCCCTGCTTCTCGCAGCCCTCACCCCGATGCTTAACCAGATCACCGCCCCTCTGGTGGAACGCATCGCTGCGCTTGAACAAAGACTGGAGAACATCACCACCGCCAGCGACGAGCGCATCAAGGAGATCGCCATCGAGGAAGTAGAAGAGCAAATGGCTGCGCATCACAACAGCTACGACCACGACGAATACGACCGACTCGTGGGCGACCTCGAAGACAAGGTGAACGACGCCATCAACGACTACGACTTCGAGGACAAGGTGCGCGACGCTGTGCGTGAACTGAGCTTTACTGTGACTGTTGACTAACCAACCCGGGGGCTTCGGCCCCCACATTTAGGAGAAGAGAAATGGATGAGTTCAAGATACCCGAGGATGTGCCCGAGGCACTACGCGAGATTCAACGGCTGCTTAGCACAGCGATGAAGGACATCGACAAACACACGCAGACGCAAGCGTGGGAACCCGGCTTCGGCATGACCACATACACCCTGCCGACAGACCTAGTTCGCAATACCAACAGCGCAATGGCTGACTCGCACATGCTGTGCACATGGATCAGAGATCAAATTAAATGGAACGAGGCGCTATGAACATAAATGGAAAACCAATCAACGGCGAGCACTTTGCGTTCGATGGGTGCCACAAGATTTATATCTGTGAGTCTGTCGAGGATGAGCTTGACGCAAAGGACATGGGCTACACGTTGTATCCCATCGAGGAGTTGCAGGCTGCGTATGGGAACAGCTGCCCCCTGCGCTTCATCAGCAACTGGGGGCTTGACAGGAACTTCGTTTCTCAATTCGAGGAGGCATCTTTCGGAGACGACGAACCACCCGAGCAAGACCCCGAGCCACGCTACAGGGCGCGCAAGGACTACACGCTAGATGAACTGAAGATGAAACATTGGAGTGACGACACATGACACGAGCAGAAAAAGCACAGAGAGTTTTATTCCTAGTAGCGTTGATCGTGATCGCGCTTGACCTATTACTTTGGAGGCCGTGATGAAGAAACTACTAGACCTGATGGACAACGGCTACACATGGGAGGAAGCAGAAGAATATCTGTGGATGCAAGCCGAGGAGCGTGCCGACGCTGAGCGGGATCGTGAGCTGGAAGAGAAACTAAACCAAGGAGAAAGCAAATGAAGAAGACCTATGAAGTAGAACTGCGCCGCACGAGCTACATCGTAGTGACTGTGGAGGCAGATACCCAAGAGGAGGCTGAAGCAAAGGCGTATGACGAGGGAGCCGTCAAGTTGGATAACTACGCATCGTGGGACATCGAGTCCATCGAAGAAATCAACCAAGGAGAATGAAATGCTAAGCATCGACACCAACGCAAAGACCATCAAGGGTCAACAGTACGGATACATGACAGGCGTCCTATATCTGGCCCCCTACAAGCTCTCGGGCTACAACGTGTGCGCTATGGCGGAGATCGCCGAGTGCCACATACCCTGCCTCAATTCCGCTGGGCGTGGCGCATTCAATAGCGTGCAAGCCGCACGAGTGAGGAAGACCAAGCTGTTCTTCGAGGATCGCCCCGCGTTCTTCGCTGAACTCATCCCCTCTATTCGTTCTCTCATCCGCAAAGCCAAGGCCGCTGGCCTCATCCCCCTGTGCCGACTCAACGGCACATCGGACATTCGCTGGGAGAGCGCAAGCTTCGAGTACGAGGACATCTACTACAACAACATCTTCGAGATGTTCCCCGACCTACAGTTCTACGACTACACCAAGATACCCAACCGCGATACCGGGCACATCGCCAACTACGACCTCACATTCTCTTACTCAGGGGTCGTTGCGTTCCAGCCCTATGTGCGTAAGGCTATCGATGCAGGGTATCGGATCGCTGTAGTGTTTAGGAAGCGTGAGGATATCCCCGCTGAGTTCCTCGGTACTACCTGTGTCGATGGGGACGACAGCGATCTGCGCCATGAAGACCCGCATGGTGTGGTCGTTGCGCTGTATGCCAAGGGTAAGGCCAAGCATGACACGTCAGGGTTTGTCATAGATGTTGCATAAGCCCTAGAAGGTATGCTACTGTTCGCGTTCAAATTTTTAAATGGAGAAATGAAATGTCTAACGGGTTGAAAGAAACATTGCGTGCTGCCATGCAGCGTTGGGAAGAAGAACACAAGAAAGAAGAGGCAGCGCCAGTAAGGGTGTATCCATTCAAGGTGTCCAACAACCTGAACAGGGCTGCGTTTCAAGAGATCAAAGACTCCCTCGGTACACGCAAGAAGGTCAGCGATGCGTTGGTTGCGAAGGGCTACAAGCTTGGCTCGGTGTCTGCTGTGATCGGGCAGATGCTCAGGCAAGGCGTGGCGCAGCTAGATGATATGGGGGTACTGCATGTGACCACGTCTGAGTACGTCCCGCTCAAGAGCGCGAAGACGCTTAGGAATCTGTTACAGAAGAAGACAACGAAGAAGGCGGTGGTGGTAAAGAAAGATCAACGGGTGTCTTCTTCGGCAGGGATCGCGGCCCTCTCCCCTGCACCTGCTCCTGCATCTGCGGTGTTCGTCCCTGCGGCGGTTCCACCTGAGCAGTTTGTCTTGCATGCATTGGAGTCCATGTCGGTGCTGCAAGCGCGTGCTGTGTACGATGAACTACGCAAAATATTTGGAGATGCCAAATGAAAAAGATGCACTACACCACGAAGACCGGTATCAAGATTGGCTCACGATATGAGCCACCGCTGCGCTCCGACTACACACACGAGGAGAGGTTTGTACAAGACCTGTTGATTGGCACGCCTGAGTTCTCTCTGGAAGAGAAGATCAAGTTCGTTGGATACGTTGCGTGCGTGTTCCTGATTGTGTTCCTCTTGTCTGCGCTGGGGGTGAGATGACAAAAGAAGACTTGGATGACCTCCTCTACAACGTCATCTACTGGTGCCGGTTTGTCGTGGCGATTGTGCTAGTGCTGTTACTTGTGGGGGTGTTTGTATGACCGACCGCGAACTGATGCAGCAGGCGCTGGAGGCGTTGACTGCGTATGACGGGACGAATGGTGCAAGCCAAAGAAAGCGTGTTCTCGCCGCCCTGCGCGAGCGGCTGGCGCGGGAGGAGCGCGAGTGGGTGGGGTTGACGGAGGAGGACTTCTCGGCGATCAACCAATCAAGCCTGACAAAGTTGCAAGCTGCCACCAGCGCGGAGTCAATCCTCAAGGAGAAGAACACATGACCCGCGAGGACGTTGAAAACTTTACCCGGCAAGCTGGCGGCTTTGACGCTACGCCTGAATTCCTTGAACGTTTTGCCGCCCTAGTCGCAGCAGCCGAGCGCGAGTGGGTGGGGCTGACGGATGAGGAGGTGAAAGACATTGTGTGGAACCTACCATACGAGCCAAGCCAAGAACATATCCGAGCCATCGAAGCCAAACTAAAGGAGAAGAACACATGAGAGGCAACGGCTACAAAAATATTGCGGCTGAAAATGTCATGGCTATGAACGCGTACTCCGCTTCAAACCAAGCTATGGCAAACAAGAAACGCATGTGCTGGAAATGTCAGAAAGATAAACACACTAAAGGCGGACACATCAAAATGTTTACCGGGGGGCCGATGAAATTTATCTGCAAAGAGTGTCTTGATGGGAAGTAACGTCCGACTAGCCCGAGTGCGCGTGGCCCTACGCACAACACCAGACGGCATGACTGTGGCAGAGATAGTCGAGGCGGTGCAAACAGACCGCAGTCACGTTGGCAGAATTCTCAAGGCCATGCCCGACGCTTACATTGACCGGTGGGTCGTGAGCGAAGCCGGGAAACGATGGT